TAGCTTTACCAAGCCTGCAACAGACAGTGCGTGACTACGTTGCCTGGATGAGAACTACGACTGACATTGTGGGCTGGTCGATTGAAGGTGACGCAGAACGTATCAGAGAAACGTTTAAACAGGGGTCACATGGTATCCCCAAGAACTGGAAGTTTATCGACATCGCAGACGTCGTTGAAAAGCAGTATAGCTTTAATGCTACGCCCCCGCTGCAAGGACTGGCGAATGTTATGGGCATATCAGCAAACCGTGATCACAACGCACTAGATGACTGTTTAAGGACATTTGGAGTTATCAAGGAATTGGAGTCACGAGACGGAAAGCTATTTTGAGGAGGCGATTGAGTAGAAGAAAATTTATACATTAAATTCAATATAAAAAGAAGCATTACTGGTATTAAATGGAAAAGGAATGCGAAAAATCCATACTGAGACAGAATTGCCTCTCAGGTTGTTATTGTTCTTAATGAAATCTTCAGATGCATTTTTCTTAATTAAATCTAATATTTCCTTTTGCTTAGGAGCAGCCATTTCGCACAAATAAGCAAAGTTGGTATCTTTCCCGACAATTCGATTCAATTGCTTGTAAAAATCGGGACAAACATTGACTGAACTTTTATCAACTACAAAGGGAAGGTGCTCAACAGTTTCATTTGAGTCATAAATCAAATAGTCTAAACCATTAGCAACAGACGAATATTTATTGGAATTAAGCGATTTCGTAAGAATTTCTTTTGATAAGTTGAAAAATTCATCTGCAGTAGTTGCTTTATTAAATAAATTATACATTGCCAATGTTATCTCCTTAAAGTTTAAATAGAAATGTTAGTAATACTTTTCTTACCACTAATGGTTATAGCACTGATATTCGAAAAGGGGTAGTTTACTTGTTTGACGGAGAAATAAAACCGATTCTTGATATGACGGCCGGAAGCCGCATGTTCTGGTGGAATAAAGCTGACCCTCGTGCAATTTTTGTCGATAAACGCGATGAGTTTCACAGCGTGCCTGATTGTAATGCCAAGGACGGTGAACGTCAGATATGGATTGATCCTGATATTCAATTGGACTGGACTAAGGAACCGTTGCCATTCTCAGACAACACCTTTCACCTTGTTGTCTTTGACCCACCACATTTAAAGCATGCTGGCGAAGGCAGTTGGTTGGCAGCAAAATATGGCACGCTTGATGATCTTTGACCAAACCAAATTCGGCGGGGATTCAGTGAGGCAATGCGAGTTTTGAAACCTTATGGCACTTTGATTTTTAAATGGAATGATGACCAAATCAAACTAGCAGATGTGTTGCATGAAATTACCTATCGACCATTGTTTGGTGACAAACGTAGCAAGACACATTGGCTCATATTCATGAAAGAGGCGGAGAAATGAAACGAATAGAAATAAAGGTTATCCGTATGCCCAGTGGCAAATACCTTTGCGATTCCGCATGGGATGGAAAGAACCAGACATCAAAGCTGTCAGGGGCAATAACGTGGTACGGAGAAAATAGAGAAATCGACCCATACAAAACTGCACATGATTGGGGCGGTAAGGTTGTCGTGCTTCGGGAGGTGCGAGATGAAACGAGAGATTAAGTTCAGAAGGAGGTGAATGATTTGGACAGCAAACGAGCATTGGCCGAAAATCTTAGAAAGAATATATACGATCTGAACATGACACAAGCCAAATATGCGAAAGAGATTGGAATACCTATCACCACGCTTGAATATGTAATCTCTGGGAAGGGTAGTGTTTCACTCACCACTTTGGACAAAATCGCATATGGAGCTGGGATTGATCCATGGGAACTCATTCGGCCTTCTGAAAGCAAATAAAAAAGCGCGCCTGATGAGGGACGCGCCGGAGGCCAAACGTACACGTGATTGATAGCAAATGGAATCATTTAAAAGGAGTAGGCCTCCGCGAGCAGTATAGCAAAAGTCGCCCCGGATTAACAGGACGACTCAGTCTATCAACCCGAATTATTTGAACATCAAGTGTATCACAAAAAAACAAAAGCGCACCATTACGGCACGCTTATCCCCCAAACTTTTACAAATTTTATTATACCATAAGGAGTGGACGCAGTGGTGCGAGCAACAAGATATTTTAGCCCAATTGATCATGACAAAACGATTGAAAACGCCAAAGAGGTCTTGGGTAACTACTGGCATCATAAGCGGCTCGCTCAACGCACCACAATAGCGCTCAGAAGCCCCGTGATGGACGGCATTCCCAAGTCACCTAGCTATGGCAACAAAGCCGAGGAAAAGCTCGTATCGCACGCTGACGAGCTTCGATATGTAGCTTGCTGTGAAAAAGCTATTAGATCAGTCGAGTTAGAAAAATACAGAATTATTTTAACCGAAACCTACCTTGTTTCCCTAGATCAACGTAAGCCATGGTGGCTGATAGCTGAGGAACTACATTTGAGCAAATCTGCTTATTATAGAGACTTCAAGGAAGCACTATTAGCATTTGCTGATTGGTGTGAGCTAGTTGAGCAACCCCACAAAACCTAGGTGGGAAAATGTTGGGAATAAGTTGGGAACAACCGACCGTATTTCCGTCATATGATGGTATTGTGCCAAAGGTGAGAAACCTAAGAATCGCGTTTTTCCTCCGAGCCATGGTGATGATAAAGCTGTGGCAAGGCGTGGCAAATGGACTGACTGAGATAGTCAGGCGGGCTCGATTCCCGCATGCCACATTGTCCAGTTTAGAGACCGGACACAGCTTGCGATGACCCCATCTGACACTGGGCGAGCGAGCAAATTAAAGGGCTATGATGGATGCGCGTATCCGAAAAATAATGCGAAAATGATGGAGAAGAGCTACATACGTCCATGTAGTAAGCGTGCTGATTGTACGCCTCAACCATCGTTGACATCGCTGTGGCGGAATAGGTAGACGCCAACCAGTACATGCGCATAGTTAGAGGGGCTGGCAATGGCCCATGTCGGGTGCAAATCCCGACCAGCGATATTACCGGTAAAGCCCAGCGTGTTTGCTAGCACGGACTAGTGGGCGAGTATAAAGCGTGGTCACATGCCTTGCACTTCAAGGCAATGTGGGAACCACCGAAACCGAGGGCTCAGAAACCATCGCCTCGGATAGCGGAAACAGGAGCAACCGAAGGCCTAACGGCTCCATAGGACAACTACCCAAGTGCACGGGCAAGTTTATCGGGTTCGAATCCCGGCGGTTGCGTTGCACGAGATGGCTGAGTGGTCTAAAACACAGCACCTGCCCTGAATGACGATTATGGAGGAATGCGGCCGCATTTAACTACGTCATTAACCGTTGGTTCGAATCCAACTCTCGTGCCTTAATTATCACCTCAATGTAGTATTCCAGTTCATGCTGGAGTACTATTTTTTTGAGGTGATAAAATGAATGGCGATTATTTGTCTAAGAAATTGTTCAGTGATGTGGATTTGTCGGATGAGTTCTTTGATTCACTGCGAGCAAATTATCGGGGGTTTGATCAATGGTTTGCTAAAAAGGCTCGTGAAGGGGAAAAAGCTTACGTTTCAGTCGAACAGTCTGGCAACATTAATGCTTTTCTATATCTGAAAGAGGAAGATGGGGAAGTTCTGGATGTTGAACCGACATTGGGAAATGGCAAGCATCTAAAAGTTGGAACATTTAAAATAAATGCACACCGAGCTGCAACGGGGATTCGATTTATGGCTATCATTTTACGTAAATTCATTATTGATGGATTTGATGATGTTTACGTGACAATGTTTCCAGACACTGTGCAATTACGAAAATTGTTTCAAAAGTTTGGCTTTGAAGAAGTTGGCAAGAAACGAAGTGGTTCAAAAACAGAAATTGTACTACTACGAACACAAAAGGCAACTGGAGATATTTACAAAGATTTTCCAAAGTTTGACTTTTCAGGGCATAAGTTTTTTCTTCCAGTTTTTCCAGAGTTTCATACTCGGATGGTTCCAGAATCCAAACTATACACGGAAAGACAATTTGTTAGAGAGGATGTTTCGCCTGCAAATAGTGTGATGAAGACGTACCTCACTAGCATGAATGGAGTAGGTGAACTCAAGCATGGCGACAAGTTAGTCTTGTATAGGACAAGGGAAAGTGGCAAAAAGGCAGAGTATAATGCAGTTGCCACTTCTGTTTGTGTTGTTGACGAAATTAGAAATATTTTTAGTTTTCCCGACAAAAAAGCTTTTTTGGAATATACCTCAAGAGGATCGGTGTTTTCAATCCAAGAATTGACTGACTTCTGGGAGTCAAAAAAATATCGGTATGTGATTAGTTTCTTGTTTAACGTTCCGCTTGAAAAAAGGATTACTAGGCATGACTTATTTGGCAAGGGAATTATTGACGAATCCATGAGGGAAAAACGGTTTAATATTGTCGAAATGAACGGCCAGCAATTTGAAAAGCTATTAAGGATTGGTGAAGTAAATGGACGCTTTATTATCAATTAAACCAGAGTATGTGGAGGAGATTCGTCGTGGTAGAAAGTTATTCGAATATAGAAAAGGGATTTTTCGAAGACGGATTGATAAGGTTATTGTTTATTCTACTGAACCCTGTGGAAGAATTGTCGGAGAATTTGAAGTTAAAGGGATTATCCAAGATGCACCAGAGAAGCTTTGGAATAGGACTTCAAAGTTTTCTGGGATTTCACACGATTTTTTCGAGAAATACTTCGATGGGCGAGAAATAGCTTATGCCATTGAAATCGGGGATTATCGAGAATACGAAATTCCCCAAAAAATCCAAGAACTTTTTCCAAATGTAAAAGCTGCTCCACAGTCATTTATTTATGTTTAACTTTTAGTTTAGACGCCACGGCGTCTTTTTATTTACCCGAGCACTCCGCCAAACGGTGAGGTGCTATTTTTATGCAACAAAAAAGCCCTCAGAGACCAGTCCAAGGGCCAAAAGGATGAAAAAACGAAACATATGTGTGAACAGTAGCAAGTGACTTGGAGAAGGACAGCTAGTGCTCACGCGTACATAATAGCACATTCCTTATAGAAGATACTAAAAAAGCCCTCGGTTGGGGGCCGAAAGCTAGAAGATTAGGGTAGTACCGAGGAGTGAAAATGAGTATATATTGGGAACAATTTAATTCTAACTCATCGAAATTTTTTAAGCAACAAAAAAGCTCTCGGGGCCGAATCCGAGGGCTTAAGAACTCGGGAAGTTCTTTATGAGGGAGCTGAGCAGAATCGCTAAACTGCTCACGGTCATTATATTTCAGGAGGCGAGTAGATGCAATGGACAGATGAACAGATCGGTGACATTAGGAAGCTCGCCTCTGAAGGCTTTACCAGACGCGAGACGGCCGACAAGCTAGTTATATTAACAATATGATTGATGGAAGGACAGCCAAACGGTTGTCCTTTTACTATGTCATTGGGAGGTGGATACGATGGCCATGGTACCACGAGAGATCAGTGAGCCTTTCTATCACAGTAAAGAGTGGAAGAAGACGCGTGCCGCCTACATTGCCAGTGTCGGTGGATTGTGTGAGCGCTGCTTGAAGCGAGGTATCATCAAGCCCGGCTACATCGTCCACCACAAGCACTACATCACAGCAGACAACATCAATGACCCAAGCATCACGCTTAACTGGAACAACTTAGAGTATCTTTGCTTCGATTGTCACCAAGAGGAACACTTTGAGAAGACGGCAGCTGTTCGTTCTGACGTTATGTTTGATGCTCATGGTCAGTTAGTACCAGTTAGTCGGTCCCCCCTACGAAGCCATAAGCAGCTGCTTAAAAAGGAACGGCATGCAACACACGAATAATACACGGGTTGTTTTTTCGTATGAGGGGGGGATAACAAATTTAAGGGGATGACGAAATTGAGCCGGAAAATGTCGATTGAAAAGCAGGATGTGGCCATTCAGCTCGAATATGAGCGGTTGCGTCAAACGTTATCCGGTATCTCAGCGGAGAAGTTGGCAGCGGCCGATAACTTGATCCAAAGATGTGCATTTATGACCATCACGCTTCAGATCTTGGAAGATGAAGTCAAATCTAAAGGGCCGACGATTCTCATGCACAATGGGAAGCAAACGATGCGTGTTGAGAATCCCGCCCAGAAATCATACAACACAATGATCAATCGATACACTGCCGCGATGGATAAGTTAATCAGTTTGCTACCGAGAGAATCCGCAATCATGCCTGCCGATCCCAGCAAAGAGAGCGACGATTTTGACGACTTTGTTGAGGAGCGAGGCGAATAGCAATGGCTGACATTCAGATCAAGATTCGTGTCGATCGACATGTCAGTTATCCACCTGATTACGATCCAATTACTCAATACTGGCAATCGTTTGTGCAGAATGGTGGTGATCAAGTTGTCGGCAAGAAAATCTACCGCACGTACAAGAAGCTCATCGCAGACATGCACAATGACAATAGTGAATGGTACTACTCAAATCGTCGTGGTAATCACGTGCTTGAATTTATCGAGAACTATTGCCGTCACAGCAAGGGACCAGCAGGCGGGAAGCACATTGTCCTAGAACTCTGGGAGAAAGCACTGTTGGCAGCGTCCTTTGGATTCGTTGACGGTGCGGGTTTCCGAAAGTATCAGCGGGTTGTCCTGATTGTTGGTAAGAAGAACGGGAAGTCGCTGCTCGGTTCCGCTGTTGGGTTGTACATGCAGATTGCTGATGGTGAGGCTGGGCCTGAAGTGTACGCGGTGGCTACGAAGAAGGATCAGGCGAAGATCATTTGGAATGAAGCCAAGCGCATGGTCAGAAAATCTCCGGCTTTGGCTAAGCGAATCAAAACGCATGTGGCTGATCTGTCTTCAGAAGATTACAACGACGGCGTCTTCAAGCCTCTGTCATCTGACAGCGATACGCTTGACGGCCTCAATTCTTCTTGCATCCTGATGGACGAAATTCACCAGTGGAAGAACGGTGAGCCACTTTACAACATCATGGCCGATGGGATCACTGCACGGGATCAACCACTGATTTTCATCACATCCACCGCTGGCACGATCCGCGAAGATATTTATGATCAGATCTACGACGACGCTGAGATGACGATTGCAGGATATGATCAACCCGAAGGTTACAGGGATGAACGTTCATTGTTCTTCATCTACGAACTCGACAAACGTGCGGAATGGCGTGATGAGAAATGCTGGGTCAAGGCAAACCCTGGACTTGGCACGATCAAAAACAAGACCACATTGGCTGAACGTGTCGAAAAAGCCAAGGCAAATCATCGACTGGTTAAAAACCTAGTCTGCAAGGATTTTAATATCCGTGAGACAGCAACTGAGTCGTGGCTGACCTTTGATGAACTGAATAACGAGGCCACGTTTGACACGCTCAAACTCAAGCCGCGATATGGCATTGCTGGCGCTGACTTATCGCAGACGACTGACTTGACTTGTGCAACTGTCATCTTCCAGATACCTAATGATGATCACATCTACGTTAAGCAAATGTACTGGCTGCCGGAAGACACTCTTGAGCAGCGCGCACAGGAGGACAACATTCCTTATGCCACGTGGCGAGATCAAGGATTGTTGAGGACGAGCCAAGGTAATAAAGTCTATTATCGTGACATCATGGACTGGTTTGAGGAGCTTGAACAAGAATATGACATTTACCTGTTCAAAGGCGGTTATGACGCCTGGTCAGCCACATACTTCGTCAAAGATCTTGAATTCCGATATGGCGAAAAGACTTTTGATGCAATTCCTCAAGGTGTGAAGACATTATCAAGTCCCATGCATTCACTTGGTGCAGATCTCCGTTCAAAGCGAATTGTTTATAACAACAATCCGATCTTGAAATGGTGTCTGTCTAACACGACGATTGTGACTGATAGAAATGGAAATATCCAACCTGACAAGGGAAGGAATAAGCGTAAGCGAATTGATGGGATGGCTTCTTTGCTCGATGCTTATGTTGTGTTTGAGAACAACCAAGAAGAATATCAGACATTGATTTAACCGTAAGGAGGTGATTATTTGGCATTTTGGAACAATCTTTTTCATAGAAAAAATAGTGGCGTCACAGTCACACCGGAATACAAGCTTGTTACCAACTACGGTAACGGCTTTTTTGGTTGGAATGGCAAGGTCTATGAATCTGACATCATTAGGTCAGCCATTGAGGTCAAAGCAACCACGATCGGCAAAGCTGTGGCCAAGCACATTCGGTCCGGTGCCGGTGACAGCATCGCAGTCAATCCAGACGTTTATATCCAGTTCTTGTTATCAGACCCGAACCCGTTAATGAGCGGCCAGATGCTGCAAGAAAAGATGATCACGCAGCTTGAACTGAATAACAACGCTTTTGCCTTTGTCCAGAATGATGCCAATGGAATGCCAACAGCAATCTGGCCAATCGTGGCTAACAGTGTCGAAGCCATTCAAGACAATCAAGGCAACCTCTATCTCAAGTTCTACATGCAGAATGCACAGACCTACACATTTCCATATTCGCAGGTGATTCACCTGCGCAAAGATTTCAACAAGGACGAAATCTTTGGCGAATCGAATGGCCCGACGTTGGCACCACTTATGGAGATTGTTACGACCACTGACCAAGGTATTGTAGCTGCCATCAAGAATTCAGCCGCTGTTCGCTGGCTGTTGAAATTCAATACTGCTATGCGCCCGGAGGATATCAAGAAGAATACGAAAGCTTTTGTTGCATCGTATCTGCAGACACAAAAAGATCAGGATTCAATCGGTGCAGCTGGTGTTGATGCTAAGACCGATGCAACCCAGTTACAGCCCACTGATTTTGTGCCAAATGCTAAGCAAATGGATGCGACTGTGGATCGAATCTACTCAATTTTTCATACCAACAAGGCAATTGTCCAAAGTAGCTACACTGAAAACCAGTGGATTAGTTACTACGAAAGTCAGATTGAACCAGTGATTAGGCAGATGTCTGAGCAATGGACGAGCCGTTTGTTCAACCGACGGCAACGTTCGTTTGGTAATTCAATTGTGTTTGAATCAAGCGATTTGAGCTACGCAAGCATGCAAACCAAACTGTCACTCGTCCAACTAGTTGACCGTGCTGTGATGACTCCGAATGAATTGCGTGGATTCTTTAATCTGTCACCAGTTCCGGATGGCGACAAGATGTTACTCCGAAAGGATACAGGGACAGTGCCTTCAGCAACTGGTAGCGACGGTGCCCCTGATCCAACGGAAGGAGGTGATGATAATGACGACAGTGGTACCGATTAAAGGTGACATCGTTACTAATGATTACGGATGGCTTTACGATCTATTTGGCGATGACTATGCTTCACCTAAAAGCGTCTCTGATCTAATTAACAAGGCTAATGGTGACGACTTATCCGTTGAGATCAATTCAGGTGGAGGAATTCTCGATGCCGGCTCTGAAATTTACACCATGCTTCGTGCTTATAAAGGACCGGTCAATGTGAACGTTGTGGGTGTGGCATATTCCGCTGCATCTTTGATCGCGATGGCGGGTGATGTCGTAGCCGTGTCACCTGCAGGGATGATGATGATCCACAATGTCTCCAGTGGACAGATGGGTGACTATCATGACATGCAGAATGCTGCGGACTCGTTAAAGAAGTCAAACATAGCAATAGCTAATGCCTATATGGCCAAGACGGGTCTATCTCAAACGGAAATCCTTGACTTGATGGATTCAACTTACTGGCTGGATCCGCAGACAGCCATTGAAAAAGGGTTTGCTGACAAGATGATGTTTGACAATGCGGAGAAGCCAGGGAAAATGATCATGACTGCTAGCCTGAATAAGATTCCAAGTCTTGCCACGCTGAACCAAATGAAACACTTCCGAAACACAACAGCACTAAAAAAAGCGCCGTCTGATGATGATCAGATGGCGCTTTTGAATGCAGAATACAATCTCTTAAATTTGAAAGGGGAATAACCTCATGAACAAAGAAGAATACTTGAAGCAACGCGAAGCTCTGATGAACGATGCTCGCACCGCAATCGATAAGGGGAAGTCTGAGGATGCCAACAAAGCAATGAAGTCCGTGAAGGATTTGGACGCAAAGTGGGATCAGCAAACAAAAGACCAAGCCAACTTGGCAGCCCTGGATGACCATGCGCCAATCACCTTGGCTCAGGTAGCACCAGCCAACGACATTGTTGGTGTTGGAAAGTCTCTTGAAAACACCAAATTGAACACTGTTGCCAAAACACAGCCGACTTATGACAAGGTATGGGCTAAAACGCTTTTGGGTCACACTCTCAATACTGCAGAGCAGGCTGTATTCGATAAGGAAAACGCACGCCTTAATGGCGCACCATTTTCTCACCAAACGGGGAACACTCCGACCTTGATTCCTAACACTGTGGCAGCTGGCATCTGGAAGATCGCAGAAGAACAATATCCAGCCTTCGCTGATGCCAAGAAATTCAACGTTTCTGGCACGCTGACCATCAACAAGCACGATGGCATTGTTTCTGGTGATGCTCAGTGGGTTGACGAAAACACGCAGGCTGATGATGAGCAAAATAAATTCAGTCAATTGGTGCTTAAAGGTTACGAGCTGAATAAAGTCGCCACCGTGTCCTGGAAGATGAAGAGCATGTCTGAAGAGGACTTCATCAGTTTCTTGACTCAAGAGCTTGGGGATCGTCTGGGTGTTGCGCTTGGTGTTGCGATTCATCAAGGCGATGGTGAACATTCACCGCTAGGCATTGAGACTGCATTGAAGGCCGAAACAGGTACGCCACAAGTTGCCACTTATAAGGATCAAATCGCATATAAGGATATCACTAGCACCATGGCCAAGATCCACTCTAGTTTTGCTGGCAAGGCGGCAGTTTATGCAAATAGCAAAACCATTTGGAATCAATTGGCAAACATCGTTGATGGTCAAGGTCGTCCGTTGTTTATTGCTAGTCCAATCAATGGAGGCGTTGGTAGCATTCTTGGTTTAGTTGTGAAACCAGATGCTGGTGTCAATGATGGGGACGTCCTGATTGCGGATGTGACAGATACAGTCGTTGTCAACATTAACCAGGCACTTACAGTGGCAACAGAAGACCACGTCAAGGGCCGTTCCACTGACTATGGTGCCTATGCAATTGCTGACGCAGGTCTTTTAACAACCAAGGGGGCAGCATTGCTCACAGCAGTCCCAAAAGCGTAGCCCCGCAATCAGTTAAGTCTGAAGGAATCAAGGGCGGGGTTAAGTTAACAGCAAAGTAGAAAGGAGCTAGAACATGGCTGATACACCAGATCGGAGCGCCGAATTCTTAAAGGCACTCCAAAAAGGCAAGGTGGTTGCTGTCGGCAATAAGGGCACTGGTGAAGTTGACGTTACCGGCTTGGCTGATGGGACAGTCGTCAAAGATGGTGACTATCAGGTTGTTTTCGATACAGACAACACCAAGACACTGTCTTCAGTGGCCAGTGATCCGGTTGATGCACCTGGCGCAACTGTGCCAACAACGCCACCTAATCAAGGATAGGCGGTGATCAAAGATGGCTGACGAGAAATCTGAAGAAGAACCAACCTTGTTAGATCTATTAAAACAACACATCCGATTGGAAGATGACATGGACCCTTCCATGTTGCAATTCTATCTGGACGCAGCCGACAAGTATGTCCAGCGTAAAGTTGGCCATAGCGTGAAATACTTGCAGCTTATGGTTGCTACCGTGATGAATGACAATCGATCTGCTGGTGACGATCTAGCGGCGGCACTTGAAGCCTTGGAGCCAATCTTCTACTTGGAGGTGAGAACAGATGACCCAGACAGTCAATCTAACGAACCAACTCAGGTGGATAGCCACACTGTTGGAACTTAAGGACGGCGTTGACGCACACGACCGTCCAAAACAAACGTGGGAAGACAAGCGGGTCTTGTATTACGCCGACATTGGGATCACCTCAACTGAAAAATATCTCGCGCAGCAGAACAAGCAGGATGTCGTCTTGCGCATTTTGATTCGTCGGGATATGTCGATTACTCAGGGTGGGAATCGTGTCCGGATCCGAGGAACTGATTACAAAATCACACGAATCTACGAGACACCCGACAATCAAAGAATGGAGTTGAGTCTGGACTATGTTGATCACATTTGACGAGTTTCTGGCCAGACTCAAGCAACTGGGTGCGGTCTATCGAGACGTTGCACCACGGACGGCCAAGTATCCGTACTGGATATACACCTATACAAACACTCAGCGTCTAGTAGCAAGCACTGGTACACGGTTAATCGTGAATGAGTATCAGGTGTCTTTGTACACAAAGGGCGTTGAAGACGAGCTACTGCCGTTCATCAAGACGTTTGATGATGTCCCATTTCAATCATTCAGAGGCATTCCGGGCGATGAAAATGATGAAACTATCACAGATTTGTACACGTACATCGAGGTGATTGCGGGTGGTCAATAACAACGGTTTTGAAACAATGTCCAAGTATCTCAGTGGTCTAAAAGTAGATGATTCAGTGTCGAAAGAAGGGCTTATTGCCGCAGCAAGTCAATTTGCTGACAAGCTCCGGCCCGAGTTGCCAAGTGAACCTAACGCTCCGCTCGCACAAGCCTATGGGACGTTAAGAGATAAGCTACAGGTTGTTGACAAGGGCGATCACATCCAGGTTACGTTTGGAAATGCATTTTGGTGGCTATTTCTGGAGCATGGAACAAGTCCCAAGAACCATCAAGGAATCAGGGCACGCAATTATGTTCACAACACCTTTGCTGCCAACAAAAATACAATTATGCAGACCATGGTCAAACCGGTCATGGATGCATTGAAAAAATAGGAGGAATCGCTATGCCTGATACACCAAGCAGAGCAAACGATATTGAGCTAGAGCTCACTATTGGCGATATGTTTTTCGCTATGAAAACGCAAAATGAGACGGCATCTACTGATCCGGTCTTCGATACAAGTGTTATCCGGATCCCGAACATCAAAAAGATTGCCTTCAAAGGGAACGGAAAGTCGAACGACATTTATGCCAGCGGTAAAAAGTTCGGGACAATCACGCAAGAAACCAGTATTGAAGTGACACACACCCACATCGGGATGCCAATTGCAGTTCTAGATGCAATGAAAGGCATCGCAGCGAAGCATGGGGTCGAGTTTGGATCCACGCTTGCACAATCAATGCCAGAGTTTGCAATTGGTTTTGACACATGGTTGGCCAATGGACAGCATGATGGCATCTGGTTGACGTCTTGTACGCTTAACCCTGCTGTTAATGAAACCCATGCAACTTCTGAAGAGTCATTCAAGGAAGTCAACCCTGATGTCGTCTACAACGCAGGTGGTTTGCGCAATTCGAGTATTTACTACGCACGCTATAATTCAGCCAGAGACAGTGCTGACCTGACTGTTGACGACTTTTTCAAGCAGGTTATTTTTTCTCCAGAACAGCTTGAAACGATCGCAAAAGAAAAAATGACCCCAAAACCATAACCCCGCAAGCAGTTAAGACGATTGCCAAACAAGGCGGGGAATTAACGATTATTGCTAATTAGGAGGACAAAGGAATATGGCGAAGCTATCTGATCTAGTTAGGCTCCGAGACAATCATTTCATCACGATTCAAGGTGAAAAGGTACCTGCAGCGTTCACTTTTGCCTCAATTGACGCTATTGAATCCGCATATGGGCAAGGATACAAAGCATTCGAGAAGGATTTGAATCTTATGCTCAAACGGAAAGTGATTCATCGCGATCAGAAAACCATGAAACTCATTTGGGCGCTTGTTTACGGCTTACTTGTCGGTGGAGGTACGGAAACTACCTTTGATGAGATGAACCGTGCTATTCCCTTTTCGGAAATTCCTAGTGTTATTCAAGAGGCAATGGATATTCTAAATGAGCAGAACTTCCAACTAAGTGACATAAAAAAATAAAGTCGCCACAACAGGAAGGTGAGGCCCAGGAGGATAACGATTACCCCTGGGCCTTTTATTTGTATGTGGCGAAAGCGCTGATGGGATACTCGCTTCAAGAATTCATGAAATTAACGCCGAATCTGTGGCTGAAACAATATCTAATCTATATCGAGATTAATAATCCTGATGGTATCTACAAAGAGAAACCTAAGCCCATTCGGAAACAGGTCACACTGGACGATATTCCATTTTTTAACTAATTAAGAAAGGAGGAAAATAATGGCTGACGAAACTCAAAACGTTGTTCTTGATTTCAAGATGAATGGTCAAGTACAGTTTGCTAACACAGTGAAAGACATCAACGCCGTGATGAACACGGCCGCAAAGGAATATCGAGCCCAGATATCGTCTATGGATGATAATGCTAGTTCGACTCAGAAACTGGCTGCTGAACAGCAGAAATTGCAAATTCAATCCGAAGCTGCTGCTAAAAGAACGCAAATTCTGTCTGAACAATTGAAGACGATGCAAGATCGTGGTGAAACATCTGGCTCTTCATTTGATCGGCTCGTCGGCAAGGTTGCGGATGCACAACGGGTTGAAAATAACCTGAAAGGTGCTCTTGATCAAGTTAACAGTCAACTCAGTGAGCAAGGTTCCAAAGCTAACGATGCCAAAGATCATATCAGTAACCTGCAGCAGGAAGAGGGCGAGCTTGATTCTAAGCTTAGGCTCGCGTCTTCATCGGCTAAACTGGAAAATGCCCAACTAGGTGATAATGCTTCCGAGTCGCAGAAGACAGCGGCCGCCCAACGGCAACTGTCCGAACAAATGGACTTGTCTCGGCAAAAAGTTGATAACTTGAAGCAACAGTTGAAGGAAACGGTCACCGCTTACGGAGAGAACTCATCTGAGGCAACACAGATGAAAGTCAAGTTGAATGACGCCGAAACATCTGTGGCCAATTTGGGTAACCAAATGGATAAATTGGGTAAGGAGTCACAAGATACTAGCTCCAAACTTGACGAGATTGCTAAGAACACAGCTGCTGAACGGCTGCAGACTGTCGCCAATGGATTTCAATCTGCTGGTCAAGGCCTACAAGATTTTAACCAAAAGGCGCAGGAAGCATGGACACAAACTGATGATGCTGTTGATAACCTGACCAGCAAAACTGGCGCTGTTGGAGACGTTGCAAATAAGCTCGGTGAGTCATTTGAGAAAGTTGAACGCTCCGAATCTGGTGCGCAGATGGAATCGATGGATTTGTCGAATACCATGGCAGGGCTTACTAGTCAATTCAATTTGAGTGGTCCGCAGCTGGAAAAGACATCCGAAGACGTTGCCAAGTTCAGCCAGATCACAGGTCAGTCTGGGACTGACGCGGTCAACGCATTACATGATTCCATGTCACGATTCAATCTCAGCGCTAAAGATATTCCTAGCGTACTTGATGCCTTTGCTGCAGCGTCTCAGCGGACAGGTGTACCAGTTGCCGACCTTGAAGAAGATGCATCAAAGGCATACCCAGCCTTCAAACAATTGCACATTAGTCTTCAGCAGGGAATTCCACTACTGGCGTCCTGGAGCAAATCGGGGATTGATTCTTCCACAGTGCTCAAGGGCATGCAGAAGGCATTCTCTGCCGCCAAAACTGAGAACAAATCTTTCAGCGATGTCATGATGCAATCTTTCAAGGGAATCAAAGATGCTAAGACAGACCAAGATGCTTTTAACATTGCAATTCAAACATTTGGCGCCAAATCAGGTCCACAGATGGCTCAGGCTATCCGTGATGGCAAGGTTTCACTTGATGGTCTAAAAAAATCAGCCCAAGACACTGGTGGAACCGTCTCGAAATCTTTTCAGCAGACCTTGGATCCAGTCGACAAGGCCAAACAAGGTCAAAAAGAATACGAACAGACTATGGGGAAGATTGGTGGAACAATTCAAGAGACCCTGTTGCCTGTGATCAAGGGGCTTCTGCCAGTTGTTAAAGGTGTCAGTGATGCATTCAATAAGGCACCAGCGCCGGTGAAAGCGCTGGTTGTTGCGTTTGGTGCGATTACTGTCGCGCTTGGTGTCATGGCACCAGTCATCACGGCAGTTGCAACAGTTCTGCCAATGCTCGGTGTTGGTGCGACCGCTGCCGGTACAGGGGCTGGCCTAGGAGCTGCAGGCATGGGAGCTTTTATGGCCACGCTCCTGCCGATTGTCGGAGTGATTGCGGCTGTAATTGCCGCGATTACCGCAGTCGTTTTGGTTATCAAGAACTGGGGTGCGATTGTCACTTGGCTCAAGGGTGTTTGGAGTACCGTTACCAGTTTCTTCAAGCAGTTGTGGAATGGTATCAAGCAAATCTTCACGATTGCGATTAATGCCATTACCAATTTTTTGAAGCCAGCTTTTACAGCCGCTGCAAATGTCATTAAGTCAATTTGGAACGGTATTAAGTCCTTCTTTTCTGCTTTATGGAACGGAATCAAAGTAATCTTTACGGTGGCGATTACCGCTATTGCTGTCATTATTGGTACGTATCTCAATATCTGGAAGACCATTATTACGACCGCAATGAATTTCATTAAGGGTATCATCACCAATGTTTGGAATGGCATTAAATCATTCTTTGGGCCAATCCTAGCCAGCATAGGTAATGTGATCCGGAGTGCGTGGAATTCGATTAGTAGTGTTACCTCTAGTGTGTTCAACAAGGTTAAAAGTGTTGTTTCAAGCATTTGGAACAACATCAAGAATGTCGTTTCAAATGTTGTAAATGCAGTCAAGTCAGTTGTATCTAATGCATGGAACGCGGTTAGCTCGACTACTTCAAACATTTTCAACGGGGTTAAAAGTGCAGTATCAAATGTGTGGAACAGCATTAAATCGACTATCTCAAATGTTGTGGGAAGTATTAGAAATGCTGTTTCAAGTGCTTGGAATGCGGTTAGTTCTGTGACATCTAACGTCTGGAACAGTATCAAAAATGCAATCTCTGGGCCAATCAATACTGCAAAAGATATCGTTCGAGGAGCGATTGATGCCATTCGAGGTTTCTTCAACTTCAGTATCCACTGGCCACATATTCCAATGCCGCATTTCAGCATCCAACCCAGTGGTTGGTCTGTTGGTGATCTTTTGCATGGATCTATCCCTCATTTGGGTATTGACTGGTACGCGCAAGGTGGCATTATGACGCAGCCGACTATGTTTGCCAATAACAATGGCCGGGCACAGGTTGGTGGCGAAGCTGGGCCGGAGGGCGTTATTCCACTGAACGATGATACGTGGAATAAGATGGGTGCAGCTATTGCGGCTCATATGCCATCCCAGGGACCAATTACGCTGCAGGTGGATGGCCGCACGTTTGCGACTATCACCGGTCCATACACCTCGGACTACTTGAAACAGCAGGATGCAACTCAAAACTTTAGCTATGGAAGGAGGCTTTGATAACAGATGTTTGAATTAATTCTGGACGGTCAATCTCTGGCCCAGTCTGTGCCGGGGACGTTGGTTACCAAGAAGCCAAACATTCCCGCAGCTCAGCGCGATGTGCAGTTCACAGACGTGCCTGGCCGCTTGAGTGGCTCGCTGACTGAGAAGCGTGGCTGGAAAGATATCACCTGGTCGCCAGAACTCAAACTCGTGGACTTCAAGACGCTCAACCAGTCATGGCGGAAGACACGGCAGTTACTGCAATCCGCGTCGAAGCTAGTGTTGAGTGATGACCCCGACTTCTATCGGCTCATCAAGTCAGTCACGATCGGCGAGTTTTCGGTAGACGATGTGGAGGTCAGTGGCTCCTACAAGCCCAGCTTCACTTTGGATCCGCTTGAGTATCAGATGACTGATCCAAAGACGTTCACGGCTAACTTTGACATCGTGAACCCCGGTAACGTGGCAGCGGAACCGTTGCTCACCGTGTCAGGGTCCGGAACAGTCAAGATCTCCGTGAACACGAACCAGTTCTCAATCGACAGCCTGACAGCGCCTGCCACTCTCGACTGTGCTAAACACACGGCGACCATGGCTGACAAGGATATCACAACCTCGACAGCGGGTGATTGGCCGCTCTTTGTGCCAGGTGTCAATCATGTCATTTTGACCGGCGTCACAAGTATCACAGTGCAACCTAGGTGGTGTTATGTATGAGTACCGATATTGAACTCTATCCGCGTGACCAGACTGATTTCAGTCACCACGGCTATGCTTTGGACGACATCAGCAATGATATCGTCACTTGGCAGCTCAACGCGAAGTTCACCTTGACGTTCGATTATCCGATGTTTAGCGAACATGCTGGAGACCTCGTGGCTGAAAATATCGTGCGCGTGCCAGTTCCGGGGGGCAAGGCTGCTTTTCGAATCGCGCAAGTGATCAAGTCCATGGGTCATCTTAGCATCACTGCTTATCACGTATTCTGGGATCTTAATGATGATTTCATCGCCGACACTAACATTGTCGACAAAGATGGTCAGGGCGCACTTGATCAGATCATGCGCGCTGCCAACTATCCAACCGGCTTTAAAGTTCTGTCAACAATCGGAAATGTAACCAATGCACGGCTTGTTCGCATGTCGATCATCAATGCGCTGATGGGAACTGATGACAACACCTTCCTCAACCGTTGGGGCGGTGAATTTGATTGGCAGGACTTTAGTTTCAGCGTCAACCCTCGTCTAGGAGAAGATCGTGGTGTTCATTTTGAATATGCACACAACTTGACCGGATACGAAGCGACCAAGGACAGTAGTGGCATCATTACGCGACTGCTGCCAGAAGGCTACAATGGTCTTTTACTACCTGAGTTGTATGTTGACAGCCCCAAGTTAGGCAATTATCGCAAACCGAAGATTGGCACCAAAACCTATCAGGACATCAAGGCCATTGACGAAACACAGGCAACAGGTGATCAAGAAGGTGCTGTTCCGATTCAAGAAGCGTACGAGTTACTTCGTGCTGCCGCTGCGAAAGAGTTCTCCGAAAGTCATATTGATGAGGCCCGGTGGACGTACAAGTTGAATGTGGCGTTGCTTGAGAATACTGAAGAATACAAAGATTTAGGCATCACTACCACTGTGTTGCCAGGCGATACGGTCACCATCACGCACAAGCTTGATGGTATTGATGTGAGAGCGCGTTTGACTGGATATACCTGGCAACCGTCAAATCATAGCTATCTAACACAGACGTACGACAGTACATCGCGGCCAGATGTTGCATATAGCAATCTCAGTAGCCGGGTCAACGAGATCAAGTCACAGATTGAGTTAGTTGATAAGGTCGTGATTGCGAAGGCAACAAATGGCATGAATTCAACAGGCTGGGGAGATCAATCGCCGGTCGATCTGAATATTGCTGGTAAAACCGGTGACGTATACTATCAAACGACTGCCAAGGGGACAATTATGTGGCTCTTTCATGATGGCCAATGGAATGCCGAAACCGGTGACGCTTTTGGCACCGAGGTTCAGAAGAAGGTTGACACCGCAATCGCGGATGTTGCTGCTGCCAAACAAGCTGCCAATGATGCTGTGGAAAAAGCAAATAGTAGCGCACAGTTGGCTTCAATGAGCAATCAGACTGCACAGGCGGCTAAGAGTGCAGCCGACTCAGCCAATGCTCTTGCAACACAAGCAGTGTCAGCAGCATCTGATGCGAAAACCGCCTTGGCGACCGCAAATTCCGCCTTGGAGACTGCGACAGATCAGAAGACAACGGTGGCTACATTGGTCACTAAAACCGATGATTTAGCAGGAACGATTGCAACATTGGCGACCAAGACGGACATAAACAAGTTGTCGGGCGAAGTCACCACAGCGCAAACGCTCGCTCAACAGACTGCCGATGGATTGCAACTTAAAGCCGATCAAAGTGTCGTTAACACCATCAATGGGTCAGTCAATCAACTGCGTGCTGATCTCAAGCTTGCAAATGATAAGTTGTCTTTGACGATGACCAAGAATGATGTGACCGGCTTACTGACGCCGTATGCAACACAGTCATGGACGCAGGGACAGATCACGGCGACTGCCAGTCAGTTTAATGCCCAGTTCAGCTCGATTTCTGGCAAGGTTGATGCTTTGAAATTCGGCAATCGAAATCTGATTCGGAACACGTCAAATATCACCAATTTAGACCATTGGCATCAGGCGGTTTGGGGAAGTCCAACAACTTCCGTAAGTTTGACAACCCACGATTTTTATAAACATGGTGCTAGCAACATGATTGTGTTGCACTCGGGTGATGGTATCGATGCGCATATGCAGACTGACGCTGTCGCGGTCAAACCTGACACTGATTATACCGTTCAATTCGTTGGCTTCCATAATTTTAACGTCAAATCAGTCTCTGTTTACTTCTTAGGTCGAAGCAAGGACACGGACGCCGGCTCACATGGCGACAATTATGACGACAACAAGATTCACTTGTTGCTAGAGTCAATCTGGATTTCAAATTCTGAAGCTAGACGAATCACTGCCAAATTCCATACGCTGAAGGATGAAGAATTTGGATTCCTAAGATTTGATATGAATGGTGGTAAAAAGGCTGACGAAACTGCCGATCTATATGTTGTTGAAGCAGAGCTGGCCGAAGGGGACCAAGTACCTGTTTACTCACCGGCGCCTGAAGACTCAATGGATTATGCAGATGAACGTGTGGCTAGCTTGAAGGTTACGGTTGATGGGATTCAGGCGACAGTTGCCAACAATCAAGGTCAGACAACCGCAGCGCTGCAAACCTTGCAGGGTTTCCAAACCACGGCGACCAATGAGATCAGCGGATTGAAATCCCAGCAAACACAATTATCCAACCAGTGGACGAGCGTGATCAGTGGCTTAAGTAATCCGAATCTGATCCTCAACTCGATGTATCCCACTGACGTCAGCAAACTCGGTTGGATTGACGTTAGCAACTTGGATCTGATTGCCCATCCATATTATGCAAACAACGGACAAACACACTTTGTCATCAATAATTCATCAAGCGGCGAGAAATACGCTGGAACTAATCGATTCAAACTAACGCGCGGAGCCACCTACACCATGAGCGTCAAGGCTTATGCGAGTTGGAATGTCAAGGGCATGGATGTTTATGTGCTCAAACGCAAGCGTAATAGTACACGTCCAGATGGGTATGACAACGATGGTGCTCAACAGCTCCTTAACAACGTAAAACCATCTCCGTCACAAATGGACAAATACACGGTCACCTTTGACGCAGGTGACTTTGACGAAGCATATTTGCGTGTTGATAACAACGGGTCGATAGATGGCAACAATGCCATGCTAGGTTTTGCCGAACCAAAAGTTGAGTTGGGATCCATGGCTACACCTGACGTACAATCAGGCACTGACAGCCAGATCACCCAGCTGCAAGATGCGATTAATCTCCGTGTGTCCAAAGGCGATGTGCTTAGTCAGATCAATCTGGAAGCCAACCGCACTCTGATTCAAAGCGGCAAGCTTGTTCTAGATGCACCAACAGTTGTTTTTACAGGCAATGCCTTCATCCCCTCAGCAGCGATCGCAAGTTTGTCTGCTGACAAGATCACCACTGGGACGTTGAATGCGGCCAACGTCAACGTGATCAACCTGAACGCCTCAGCTATTGTGACTGGCACGATTTCTGGCGCTAACTTGGCCATCAATTTGAATACAGGGATGGTTGAGTTCCAGAAAGGCCGCATACACTCAACTGACAACAACATTGATACCAACGTCGACCAAAAATATATATCAGTAACGGACAGCAACAATAGTGTTTTGCTTAAGGGCGGATCAATGACATTTACCCAACCCTATGCTTTTGACACGGATCAGACACCTTATTTGACTATCGATAATGTCGGATCAAGTCAAACTCTTGGAAGGGGCGCTGAAATCGTAGGCCGTGATGTTTTAACCGTCTCTGTTTCTGGAGAAAACAACTCTTTTCTTAGTGGGGTACCACTTTTCCAAAAAGATTTCAGTGGTATTTCGATTTCAAAAAACTATGACACTGTTGTAGGTGGCGCTAATCGTGGTGTGAGAATCATCGGAGGCGGATTATATTCAACGGGTTTGGGAATGTCTACCGTTCCATCTATTATGGTTGGCTACAACGATGGCGCAGTAACTGGAAAAGGAAGTGGAGGAACACGCATTAACATTGAAGCTGACTACGTGCATATACCTTCTGCGTGGTCAAAAACAACCTCATCATCTCCAAACGCATTTGTTGCTTCTGATGGTGCTCTCGTCCGCAGCACGTCTGCCAGCAAGTACAAGGTCAACATTAAGCGCGATCGTTCAACCGAGTTGGCTGAGCAGCTGCTGACGTTACCGACGGCTCACTGGCTGGACAAGGCAGCCATGGAGCGATATGCAAGCGGCGAGCAAAAAGAGTTACCACAGACCAACTTTGGCCTGATTGCTGAGGATTTGGAAGCTGCCGGTCTTGAGGATCTGGTTGTCCGTGGGCCAGATGGTGAGCTTGAAGGGATCCAGTACGACCGGATCGCGGCAGCGCTCTTGCCGTTGCTGGCACAAATGAAAACTGAAATCGATGAACTCAAAGCGACGGCATAGGCTGGCGCTTTTAATTTGGGAGGAAAACATGAAAATCACACTTGAAAATGCAAATATTGCTAACGTATACAGACTTGTTGAACAAATAAAAGTTAAGGGCAGGGATGCTCTGGCGCTTGCCAAGTTCATCAAATTGTTAAAGCAAACTTTGAAATCTGCTGGTGAGGATGAGCAAGCCTTAGTCGCTCAGTATGCTCTTAAAGACGAGAACGGAGAATCAAAAACAGATTCGAACGGTAATATTCAGCTGAATCCCGACCTAGCTCGTGAGTACAACAAGGCTCATGGTGAATGGCTTGAGCAGAAGGCCGAAATCGAAGGTGGTACCTATGTGAATCACATTGACGATGTTCAGCGAATCATCAGTGACTACGTTGATGAGAACGAAATAGGCGGACCCGATCTTGATGCATATTTAGCGTTGTATGAAGCATTCGAAAAAGGAGAGAAATAATCATGGCATTGAAAACTAACAAGAGCATCAGTCTCACAGGTACATCCACCATTGGTGATGTTCAGGTCGCTTATTTGAACGCAACTATTGACCAAGAAGGAAATGGAGCCAATACGGTCAATCAATCAATTCAGAATCAGGCACTCTATGACGCGAACAAGAAAGAAGTTCGAGCTGACATTGCCGAATTTCAGCAATTGCTTTATGACACAGAGGATTCTTTGACTTCTGAAAAAGAGGGCACAGATAGCACCAAAACATCGGGAAGTTGAGTCAACTATAACTAACCGTTACATCCTTATGGAAGGAAGTGAGAAAGTGACGTTTTTTGGATACACGATGGCTGACTGGGCGGAGTTCATATCAATCATAGGGGTGGGTGTAAGTGCGGGCAGCTGGCTGTTCAAAAAGATTGCCTTAGATCCATTGCGTTCTGATATTCAAATGCTTTCAGAGACAATTAATCGTCAGCTAAAACTGCATGAACAATCGCTGGCAGACTTGAATGCTCATCTGAAAGCACACGATGACGAGCTTGGCAGTCACTCGGTAAGAATCACTCGATTAGAAGCTAACGTAGGCATTAAAGGAGAAGATAACCATGAAGATTAATTGGAAAGTACGATTATTAAGCGTCAAATTCTGGCTGGCTTTGGTGCCAGCTTCTTTGTTGGTAGTTCAAACGGTAGCAGCGGTTTTCGGTTACAACTGGGACTTTGCCAACTTGGGTAAGGAACTCACCGCAGTGGTCAATGCCGTATTTGCACTGTTGACCATTGTCGGAGTGGCAGTCGATCCAACCACCCAAGGGTTAAGTGATAGCCAGCAAGCATTAACCTACTCCGGCATTATTACCACTAAGGCGGCTAAGATCAAGGCGCTAGAGGATCAGATTAAGGCGCTGCAAGCGGATAAAGCGGCTGACCAGGCAGCTTCAGAATCTGCTAGTTCTGCGGCACCAGCTGTCGCTCCGGCATCTTCAGCGGTGCCAGAGTCAGTATCTGCAGCACCAGCAGAAGGTCAGGAGGTCAAGTAATGGAACAATTAAAAGCTTTTGCAACGCAAGTGGTTCTATCGCTTGCGGACAAGGACGAGACTAACGAGTCCAAGAAGCGGCGTGCGGTGGCTCTGCTTCACGAGAAAGCGAAGTCGCTAGGTCTTGACGCTTCTGAACAGGACATCGACAAAGCGGTAGAGGAGGCGTACACGAATGAGCATTCATGATTGGTTCGATCGTCACATCGGCACGATTACCTATAGTATGTATGGCTCTCGTAACGGTGCCGATGGGACAGCCGATTGTAGCGGATCCGTATCGCAGGCGCTAAAGGAGGCCGGCTATAACATTAGCGGATTGCCATCCACTGTGAGCTTAGGCAGTCAGCTGGCGGCTAACGGGTTCACACGTATCCATGTGTGGGCTGGTGGCGGAGATAACGGCTGGGATGTCAGCATGGACGACATCGTCCTGATGAGCTGGTCTTCGGCAGGCATGGCATATAGCGGTGGTGCTGGTGGGCACGTTGGTATCATTCACGATGACGCCGAAACATTCGAATCGTGTGACTACTGGACAGGCGGCCAAGCCAACACCGCGATCACGCGGCATGATGTGACGGCCTACATCAATAACTCCATCAGCAATGGCCTGCGGTATTATGAAGTGTGGCGCAAAGGTGGGTCGACCCCGTCCGCACCAGTACAAAACAATACTGCTGCGGTCAAAAAGGTCAACGTCAAGTACGGCCTTAAGCTCAAGAATGGTGGCTGGTTAGATCCGGTCACCAATTTTGGTGCCGGCGATGAAGGCTTTGCAGGATTTCCAAACCACGCACACGACTTGCTTTACATTCGGGTAGATCATGGCGGCCTTCAGTATCGCGTCAGCACGTTAGAAGATGGCTGGCTCGACTGGGTTTACAAAGGTGATCCAAATGACACGGTTAATGGCTGTGCAGGCATTGTCGGTCACACGATTGACAAGGTGCAGATGATTTACCTGACACCGGCCGGTGAGCCGTATCAGCAAGCCTATTACCGCACACAAACAACGGCGCGGGAAAACTGGTTGGATGTTTGCTGTGATGATGGCACGTCAATCGCGTTGTACGACGGTTGGGCAGGGATGCCTGGCGAGCCACTCGATCGTTTGCAAATTGGCATCGGTTCTGTCAGCCCATTTTAATTGCATCACAACAGCCCTCTGCTCGCTAACGCGGGTGGAGGGCTTATTTTTGTGCATAAATTACATAGTTGCAAAACACAAGAAGAATTGTAAAATCGCTGCAACAATGCGATTATGACATTCAAAATGGTACTTTTAGCGCAAATAATCTAGTTATTTTAATTGCACTTTATTTTGAGAAATTTTAATTGAGACCAAATTGAGACCAAGAACGTTATAAACACTGATACTATAGGCATATATTGTTCCTGTTCGCGGCA